TTTTTTCTCTTTTTCTACGTCCATTTTGCAATCCCCTTCGCAAAGCCGGCCCCCGAAAGGGCCGGGACTAATTAATTAAATTAACGTACTTCGTCCGCTGTTCCGGTAGCCGAAACAAACTTGACTTCAATTTCACCCTCTTCGGTTGTAACGTTACCGTCGCCCGCAAAGAACCCGTCTTTAAGAACAATGATTTTCCCGTTAGCAAGACGCAAAGTAATTGTAGCGTCTTCGAGAAGAACAAGTTCTTCCAAGTTAAGGTCAATATTGTCGGTAATTGCACCTTCAATCATTGCCTCTTGCGGAGCGGTTTTAAAACCGTGAGTTGTGTCACTTCCTAAAACGGTTTCCCTTTTTTCTTTACCAAGGTTATAGGTCCAAGACCCCTTGGCCGAATAAAGTCCGCCGTTTGCTTTTACTTCAATAATACCACCGACTCTCATTTATGACCCCCTATAGTAAGAACTGAATCTTGGTTGCAACAACTCTTAGTTGGTTAACGAGATCAGGCGGCAATAATATGTCCACTCTATTCGGGTTGTCCGAATTTCTCTCAACTATTAAGTCGTCTTTGAATTGACTAAAACCTTCCACTAATGCTTTTGCTTCCCACTCACGGAACTTAGTAATAACTTCCGCTTTAATCGAGCCGGGCGTTACAACTGCAATGCCGGGGTCAAAACGTGTTCCGTCGTCCGCAAGTTTGTGGCGAGGAAAACGTAAAGTAATTCGCGCCGCAAGGTCGAACCTTAAGAAGCTTAAAGTCAACGGAGTGTTAAGGTAAAGGTAGCTTGGGTCCGGGGCTCCAAAAGCGTTTTCTTTATAAGTGGTAATTACCGCTTCAATTAAAACGTTAGAACCGGAGTCAACGTTGTAAGTTGCAATTCCGTCGAACAATAACAAGTTACGTTCTTCAAGAGTAAACAACTCGGTTTGTGAGGGGGCGAGTATTCCGTCAAGCTGCAATGTTTGGAAGGGGCGGGCGGGGTCAATAGAAGCCGAGTTGGCAACTTGACCGGCCAAAGCTGCGGCCCATTGCCAAGGCGAACTAGGTCCGGCAACTCCCATAATAGTTGTGAACTGCGAGTTCCTAGAATTACCAATCGTTTGAAGACCCGCTAAGTCGTCACGCTTACCATAAAGGGCGTAACCGTCGTTAGCTTTTAACGGTCCAAAACGGTCAGAAAGTTCCGCTTCCATTTTAATTAAACTTTGAGCGTCCGTGTAAGGGCTCGACATTAAAATGTATTGCTTCTCACCGATTACCGGCCAAACTTGGTCAACGTCCGGGTTAGCCGTTCCGCCACTTAAAGCGGTAATGGTTGCAGTGATACCCGCCGGTAAAGCTTCGCCCGCAAAGTAAGAGTGACGAACGTCAATTTCGTTTCCGAACTCGCCCGCGTTCTTAGCTGAAAGGTCTACTTGTTCCGCCGTGCCGCCGTTAACTACTCCGTCAAGAACTAGGTCCGCGTTTGCAGCGTCCCCCATTGCCGCCACTAGGGCCGTTGCAATGTCCGCCGCAGTGTCACCGACTGCAACCCCAACACGAATATTTTTACCACCCATCATTAACGAAATTGTTCCGGCCGCCGTAGCTGTTCCCGCAAACAAAATGTTACCGCTTGCTTTAACGGCCGCACCGTCGTCGTCAATCGCGATTGCAGTTAGTTCGTGAATAGTGTTGTTTTCTAAATGAGCCGCAATCATGTCTCCAAGAACGGAACCAATACCAAAGTATTCGTAACCTTGTTCCTTAGAAGTGATAACGTGTGGCTCTAACTCGGGCTTTGTTCCCGCCGCGAGTTTGTTCCCTATTAAGAGAACATTGTATTCTTGAGTCGCGCCGCCTTGAACCGCCCGAGAGTTATCAAACTCGGCGTAAAAGAGCGGGACTCTAAGGTTGTTAGGAATTTCATTGAATGAAATTGTCATTATTTACCCCCGTCCTTTTTCTTAGGTTGAGCGGCCGCAACTGGTTTTGCTTCCACTTTTTTATTTACTTCAACAACTGAGCCCTCTTTAAGACGACGAAGCCAATAGGTTGACTTATTAACCTCTTCGCCCTCTTTTTTGAGGGGTCTTTTAGTTTGTGGATGCCTTACAAGCAAACCCTCTCGAGCCGGCTTTAAGTGCAATTTTTGAATTTGGTCCTTCATAATTCCCCCGTTATTCATCAAAGTTAATTTGGTCTTCGGCGTCTATAACGTCGTCTTGAGGTGACTCGTTATGGTGCCCAATCTGCCATTCAGTGTTTACTTGTTTGAGGTCGTCCAGACACGCATAGCCCGGTTGGTTTGCGTTTTGATACCAAAGAACTCTATAAGTTAAAACTACGGCTCCGGTTGGGCTTTGCCCGTCGGGTTCCGCTTGGTATTCGACGTTTACTAACTCTATTCGATCAACTTGACCGTCAAGAGTTTCGTCGACTTCCATTATGTCTTCAACTCGTTCCGCCATTACCTCGAGGTTATAATCTAAATCGTCGTCGTTGTTCCCCGAAGCAATACATTCGATTGCCATAGCGAACTCTCTACGATAGTCCTTTGGGGCTTCATTAAAACGTTGAACGGTTTCATTAGACGGAAAAATATTAATAGCTGGAATGTTTTCAATCCAGTTAGGTGCGGTCCTTCCCACTTTGACATTCTTGCCGGCGGGGGTTCCCGTATTAATAAGAGTATCGCGAACGAACTCTCGTATCTTCCGTTTTACTAGTCGCATCTGTCTTATGAAGCAAAAGCAAAGCACCGCCTTGCCCGTCTTCCCTTTTATCGTTTATCTCGTAGCGTGTGTCCCTAACTTGTACTTGGTCCCCACGCTCCATTTCAAATTTAACATCGTTTAAATTAACACCCAAGGTTGGTTGGTTAGCAGAAATTACTTGTTCCGTGTCCGGGTCAATAGCCTCGTAGGCATTGTCGAAGACCGCTTGAATTTTGTAAACTCCGCCGCTTTTAGGATAAAATGTAACAGTCTCACCGAACGTATTCATTCCGTGGTTTAAAACTCTGTCTACCTTATTCCTAAAATCACTCATTCCATAACCTCAAAAAGTTTTGGGGGCCGTTAAGCCCCCGCCACACTAAATTAAGCAGGGCCCAAAGGTAAAAGAACCTCTAAGTCTTCCGCACCACTAGACGCTCTATGAGCAGTCCCGCAGTCGAAGTCACCAGCACCCGCCGCTACAATTTTGTTAGTTGCAATAGCGTAGCCAGCGGCCGCACCTTGAGCAATAACAACACTGTCCGGGTTAGGAACTTTGAAAACACCAACGGTTGCAAGTTCGCCTTCAACGCCGTCAAGAATTTTACCGGAAGCAACCCCAACGATTGTTCCGACTTGACGTAAGTGACCGGACTCAACGTCCGCACCACTTGGAGTGTAAGGCATCATTTTTCCTTCTTTTACATAATTTTTCATTTTATTACCTCTTCATTTTTTAAGTTAAAATTTATCCGAGCGGCCTATGCCGCCCGACTCTCACTTAGTTGACGATTAAACCCCGGCGTTTTTGAAGAAACCACGGTAGTCTAAAATTCTCATGCCGAAAACATAACGAATTTTAGTTTCCATGCCGTCAACTTCAAAACCTTCGCGAACTGAAATTTCAGGACCGCGACCGTCAAGACGTGCCATTTCTGCCATGTCAATCATGTCCTTAGCGGCCATCATGTACCATGCCGTTGCCGAAGCTGCGTCTAAGCGAGGCTCAACAATTTGTTGTAGGTTGTTTGAAAACGGGTTTACTTTCCCGGCTTCGTTTGCACCTATTTGACTTAGGAATTGGTTTCCAACTGTCTCAAGAGCCGCCGGAGTTACTAAGTAGCGAGCATTAAGTCCGCCAATTAGTTCGCCGTCAAGGTCAAGGTGAGTTCTCATTGATTGACGACCTTCGCCCAATGAAGCGATTGCTATTGCGGCCGGAGTCCCCAAGTTGTTATGAGAAGCGTGGAATAACGCGTTTCCTGTTTCCGCCATAACTTGAGCGTTAATGATAAGGTTCCAAAAAATTTCACTCTCTTTTTCACGGGCACGCTTACCAAGTTTAGCGGCAATGTCTGTGAAAGCGCCAAGGTCGTCGTTCATCATTAGTTCCCAAGTACGACCAATGATTTTACCGAACTTCTCAACCTTGTAAGTCTCTTTAGACTCTTCAAGAGTTGTTCTCTCGTACTCGCCATGCTCGTTAACCGGAGTTAAACGGCCGCCGTCGGAAAGTTTCATTTTGTTAATATTTTTAAAATCGGGAACGCTTGTTTCGCTTACAAACGGCATAAACGTGGCCGGAGCCGAAGCGTAAGAATCTTGAAGACTTTTGTTGGAAACGTCCGCTAAAACATTAGGGAAGTCCGAAGAGTGGTGCAAAGCTCTTGTTGCAACTTCGTTTTTAGTCATGCGGTGAGCATTACTAACACCTTCGCTCGACAAAAAGTTTCTTGCCGTTTGAATTAACGAGTCAGTTCTAAACTCATTGTCGCCGTCTTCCATTTTGTACTTAGTTGGGTTCGAGCGGTGCAATAGACCTCGGACCGCCGCCTTTCTTCTCAATTCTTTTTGTTCCATATCCTTTACCTCTATTCGTTGGTTCATGGTTGCACCACTTGTTCTTTTTTCCATCTCTTTGAAAATCAAAGAGCGGGCTTGTTCTAAACTAACATTAACATTGCGACAAAGTTCGTCCGCAAACGAAGGTTCAAGTTTTGCAACTTTAACCGCGTTACGAATGTCGTCTTGCCTTTTAATTTCAGCTTGACGAATTTCGGTTTCGTTAAGAGTAGTTGCACTACGCTCGCCGTCTTCGTCGCCTTTCGGCTCTTCGTCACCTTTTGGCTCTTCGTCACCTTTTGGCTCTTCGTCACCTTTTGGCTCTTCGCCTTCGGCCGCTTTTTCATCGGCTTCAATTTGATCGGCTTCGGCGTCCAAAGCTTTCGCTTCGTCTTCCGCTACCTTTGCTTGTTCTTCGTCGCCTTCGCTTCGAAGCTCGAGGGCCTTAGCACGTTTAGCTTCGGCCTCTTTCCTTTTCTGTTCTTTAAGGCCCATAGCCCCCCCTTGTTGGTTATTAATAACTTCGCAATCTACTAAGTCATTTTCTTGTTGATAACTTCTCGCTTGAGCGCCGTCGTCGGCGGGAATTGCTACAAAGGACAACTCCATTGGTTCCCAATCGACCGCTCTTAGAACGGGCAAGTCTTCGTGCCGTTCTTTTTGTTCTTCAAATTTGTTAACCCGATAGCCGATGCTTAGCTTGGTAATGATACCCTCGCGAATGTCTTGAACGACTCCAGCCCTTTCAGGACGGTTTGTAAGACGAACGGTCGCAACGCCAATAGCGTTACCCTTTTTGTCTTTTTCAATTCGCGCACTTTCGACTTTGCCAATTACATCGTCGAGGCCACGAATACCACTCGGTCCAAAAAGACCTTGAGCCGTCCCGTGGTTATCTAAAACCGGGGCACCCGATTTAAACCGCGAGAGATTAACGTGCGACTTTTTCAAACTAAGTTCTTCAAAAAATTCCCCTTCGCTAAAGGAAAATCTTTTTACTTTCGAACCAGTAGAAAAAACAACGTCAACCGTGTTGTCCTCTTCATTGAAAGTCGAAGGTTCAAAACTAGCACGCAAAAACTCTCGTTTTACCTTAATCTTGCGTTTCACTACTTGTTCCCCCTTGGTTACTTGAATCTTGGCTTCGTCCATTCTTTGCAGTTTTGCGAGCGTCCGAGTCCAAGGTTAATTCTAATTTGTCTAACTGTTCCATGTCTTTTTTATACTGTGAAAGGTGTTCGTTCGGGTCTTTACCTTGAGCCATAATTTCGTCACTCAAGTTTGTAATACCTGCTCGAATGCCTTCAATGATTGCCGGAACTTCTTTAGTTGGGTCAATCATTTCACGCCTAGGCGGAACAAACCTTTCCGAAGCATTTGAAGTATTCACGCCCATAATAGTTAAAGTGTCTTTGAAGTCTTTAACAACGGGCTTAAGGAATTTTAAAATCATAATTTGTTTTTGCCACTTCTTTACGTTGCGACTAAATTCAATCCAACCCATACGACCCGCACTAAAATTCGTGTCGCTAAAGTCCCCGGTTAAACTTTCATAGGTGACACCGAAACCGGCGGCAACGCTATGGAGTTCCGTACTCGTAAACTCTTTATAATTTTCAGGGGTTGGTAAATTCGGGAACTCGATTGTTTTCCCAAAAGGAAGTTCTTCAATTAATGCCGGCTCTAAGCGTTCCATTAACTCGCAATCTTGGTCCGGTTTCTCGGAAAGCTCGGGGTTAATTTCTCTTACAAAAGCTGTAAAGCAAGCCGCAACTTTTTGTCGCATAACCGTGGCGTCGGCGAAGTCGTCAAGGTCCTTAATGCGAATCATTGCCGGAGCCCCCCAAGGTACACCTCGAGCTTGCCCCGGTCTGTCCATTCTATAAATGTGGTAAATTTCGTCGGCGGGTATTCTTTTAGCTTCTACTTGAGAGAAAAGACCGTGTTTGTCTTGCCCGCCCGGATGCCTGTCATAGAGCCAATACGCTACTCTTCGGCCTTGTTTGTCGAACTCGATACCTTGAATTATAGTGTTTCCGTCTTCCGGTGCAAGTCCTGTTTTATGAATAGCTAAAAAATCGGACTCTAAAACTTGATACTGCAAAGGAATGTTCATTGCCGAGTTAAATCTTTTTCGAACTAAAACCTCGCCGCTTTCGGCAACGGCTTCAATAATTAAACCTTGAAGAGAGTCTAAGTCGTGTTGTCCGTCGTAGTCACAGTCGGTTGAGTTTGCCCATTGTTTCCATTGAGCTTCAACCGGCCCGTCGGTGTCTGTAAAGCCCGGCTCGGTAAACTGAGTTTTAATGCCGGCCCCTACAATATTAGAACTTAAAATAGAGATTGCTTTCGCCGCATACGAGTTATTGCGACGAAGGTCCCGCGAACGGTCCCTTAAAAGTGGCAAAGCTATGGAAGTTTCGCCGTTGGCCGAGCGCCCGGAAGCGAACCAACTCTTTAATCTTTTTGATTTTGACGCGGCGTCGTAGCCCCGTTTCGAATTTTTCTTTGTTTTCTTCCAAAATTTTAAGTTCATTTTAACAGTCGCCTAACCCTTTTGAGTGTCGGCCGACAATCCTTTTGCCGCCAAACAACCCTTTACCCGCGCCACATTGGTTCGAAGTAATTCCGAGTTCGTCTTTTAATTTTTTCTCTATTTTTAGCATGTCATCGAGTGAACGATATTCGACTTCTTTGTCTGTATATTTCACTCTGCGCACGCCTTCGACGATTGCTTTTTGTAGGGCAATTAAATTTTCTTTTGTGTACGCAATAGATGTGTCAGACAAATCAATTCCCCCCGAAATTTTTCTGAGTTACCAAAAACTCGAGCGCCGTTTCTTACGAATTGTACGCGTCTGGTTTTTTGTGTCACGTTTATTGTTATCTTTTTTTAGAGGTTTCGCAACCCCCATGTTTTTTTCCAACCTTAACCAATCGTTTTCCTTAAAACGGTCAATGCCAATTAATGACGCGACGGCCCGGTTATAAATTCGAACGTCGAGCGCCTCGTTTCGTTCCCTAGATTTAACCCACTCAGTAATTGAATAACCCTTTTTATTGACTTTAACCACAACTTTTTCCGCCGTAAGCTGTTTGAAATATTCGTCTTCGTACTGTGGGAAGTGGCAAAACCCGTTAGGATAAGGGTCTTCGCCGATTGGTTGCTCGAGTTTTAACCAACTATAAAGCTCACTTTTTAAAACCGAAACCCCTACGCTCCAAACTTTTACGCCACGCTTAAAAAGTTTCCCATTATGTCTATAGTCAATGGTTCGTGGCATTCCCACATTCATCGCCATGTTGTCCGAACCTTTTAACGGGACTACTCGAGTAATGGGAAATTTGCGACAAAAGTTATAAACGTGGTTAGTATTATAGCCCGAGTCAACCCCGACCAAACGCAAGGGAAGTTCAAAGTCTGTACCCTCAACCGGGTAAGAGTTCTCAACAAAGTCCGCGAATTTTTCCCAAACCTCGGGCGCATCTGTCTTGCCAGTTAAGACAACGTAGTCAACCGACCAACTCTCTTTACCTCTTCCCCAAGCTACCACTTCAATTTCAATACGGTCTTTTTGAATGTCGGCGGCGGCCGTTAAAAATAAACCGCCCTTGGGAACAATGCCCGTCTTATACTCTTCTCGCCTATCGTAAATGGTTTTCCACTCGGGCGAGTCCCCCTCTTCTTTATAAGTTTTCCCCAAGACCGTGTTAACGAACGTTCTCATTTTCTCGGTCTTTTTATTTTTCTCGAGGTCTTCTTTAGCCTCTTCGTAGTCGGAAGCTATCTCCGCCCATGAGAACCAACCCACGGGCGAATATAGCGAGTTTAAGTGAAACCCCACAACTTTAGAGTCGGGGTTACGGGCAACCCACTTGCCGGCCTTAAGCATTTTAGTCTTTTGGTTTTCGGGTATTAATACGCCACAACCACTACAAGTATATTCTGCCGTCTCGGGTTTGCCTTCGTCCCACGTTAAATTTTTAAAACTTAATTTTTGGTAATGCCCACACTCGGGGCACGGGACTTCATAAAAACGTTGGTCGCTTAATTGAAATTCCGCATCTATTTTAGAAGTGCCGTCTACCGTCGGCGTTGAAACTAAGAACGCTTTCCGTTTAGAAAAGGTTCTCGAACGTGCGAGCCCCAAACTTATTGGGTCCCCCTGCCCTTCAATGTCGTGCGGGTATTCGTCAACTTCGTCAAAAAACATAAATCGACACGGGGAAGACTTTAACCCGGCGGCCGAGTTGGCCCCTGTTAAAATCAAAAAGCCCCCGTCAAAACTTTTTTGTAAAATAGTATTATTGGAGTCACGACTTTTTGCGGTCGCAACTTTTTTCTTCAACCTTGGACTCTCTTCAATCAAAGGTTCAATTCTTGTTCTTGAGTTTTTTCGAGCGTCGTCAATTCTTGGTAGAACCATCATTGCCGGGCCGGGCGAGTTATCTATAATGTAACCAATCCAATTATTGCCCGCTTCGGTTCCCCCAACCTGAGCCCCTTTTTTAAACACGACTCTCTTGGCCGGATGATCGGAACTTAAAACGTCCATTATTTCTTTTAAATACGGCGTGCGCTCCGTCCGCCAAGGGCCGGCTTCGCTCGCAGCCTTACTTGAAAGCATTCTATGTTTGTCCGCCCAATCACTTACCCGAAGGATTGGTTCGGGTTTCATAGCTTCGTAAAACCATTGGGCGGCCGTTTCTACATTCATCGAACCGGCTCCGCACTATAAAGTAAAATCAAAACAAATAGGACTAAGAAAATTAAAATCAAAGGCCAATCATAGCGTGGGTCAAAACCTCTAATCATAGTCGCCTCAAATTTTCTAAAGCTTTATTAAGCGCATGAGCTAAAGTGGTTTGCAATTCGTCCAAAGATTTACAACCAAGTAGGTCCGGCCCAAACTGTTCGGGCACGTTTAAAATAGCGTCGCGAGTTTCAATTCCAATTTTAAAAATTCTTTTTTTAAGTTCGTCCCCGTCAACGAGTTTACCTTTATCAATGTCGAGCTTCATTTGTAATTGCTCGGCCTTCAACGCTTCGGTGAGCGCCCTATGTTTTTGATAGCGTTGAGCGTTTGAAAGTAAAACGTCCTTTGCCGTTACAATTCTTTTGCCCTCAAGTTCTTCAATCTCAACGTCGTCGGCCAAATAAAGACCCGACGCTTCGTCTAAAACTAGACCGTCGAGCATTTGTTCTTTAAGCTGTTCATCATGTTTAGACGTTTCGCTCTCATTTTCTTTTGGTTTATCATCGGGTTTGCTCTCTTCCACATTCTTTTTTTCAGTGGCGAGCTTGGCGTTGCCGTTGTCTTTTGCCTTTTTGGGCTCGGCCTTTTTCTTAGGGGCCTGTTTTTTAGGGACTGATTTTTCAATCTTAACTTCTTTTTTAGCCGACGAAGCCATTGAACGGCCGGCGTCCCCAAGAGCGTCGAGTGCAAAGCACGCGGCATCGAAGTCAAGCTTCGGCGTCTTGTTCCCCTCTTTGTAAACAAAAGCCTCTTCCGGTATTACCCCCGCTTTTATTTTTCTTCTTATTGTAACGTCGGAAACACCCAAGCGCCGGGCGAGTTCCCTAATTGAGACTAATTCCAAGTTGCTTTCCCCCGCAGAAATGAAAACTAAAAGCGACCCCCAACGCCTACCGGCTTGCCGTCGGTCAAGTTTAAAGCCGAGCCGACTTTTAATTTTCGTGTTCAATTAAAAGTTAAAATGCGTCGTTTGTAAATAACTCAATGTCGCACGGGTCATAAAAATGTCTCATTTAGCGACGGCGCGA